AGACGCCCTCCGCAAGCAGATCGAGGGCCTCAACGCCAGCGCCGTAAATAATGCCGTCACCGATTTCTTCGGCGATCTCGACGCCGCCGCCGCCGCCATTTTGCCCAAGGTCGAAGATGCCCTCGCGACGTTTTTCGGCGATGTGAGCCGCGATGCGGCGGCCCTCGCCGAGGCCCAAGCGGCAGTGAATAAACGCCTGCAAGAGGCCGCCGCCCTCACCCTCGCCGTCCGCACCCCGCTGGAAAAATACACCGCCGAGATCGAGCGCCTCAACGAGATGGAAAAGCGGCAGGAAATCACGACCGAGACCGCCGCCCGTGCCATGGGCGAAGCCGCCGAGGCCTACGCCAAAGCCAGCGGCGAGGTCGAGGACTACGCCTCGCGCCTGATCGATGCCGGCAAGGCCCAAGACGTGGTCGGCCAAAAGGCCACCGCGTGGTCGAGCGGCATGGCGGCGATGTGGGAAAACGTCGCGGACCGCGCCGGCCAATCCTTTGCCGATATCCTCATCACCGGCGAAAACACCTTCTCCAGCCTGGTCGATGTGGTCGCCCGCTCCGTCATTGAGATGGCCGCGCGCCTGGCGATCATCAACCCGCTCATCAATGGGCTCTTTGGCCTCAGCGGCCGCGCCGTGCTCCCGGCCTTTTACGGCACGGGCGCCGCGATCCCGGGCCGCGCCATGGGTGGCGGCGTCGAGGCCGGCGTGACCTACCGGGTCAACGAGGCCGGCGAGGAATTTTTCAAGAGCAACACCGGCGGCACGATCATCCCGGCCGGCATCTCCGCCGGCATGGGCGAGCGCGGCGGCGGCGATTCCTACGCCTTCAACTACTCATTCGCCACCGGCGTTACCAAGGCCGAGCTCGGCCCGTTGCTCGCCCTCAACCAACGCCAGACCCTCGCCCAGCTCGCCGACATCCGCCGCCGCGGCGGCGCCACCGCCCGCGCCTACTAAAAACCCGCCATGGCCATCACCTTCCCGCTCACCCTGCCCACCGTCACCGGCATCCGCTCGATCGAGTGGTCGCCGCGCTCCATCGTGGGCCTCAACGCCTCGCCCTTTACCGGCCAGCAACAAGTCTACGCATGGCCCGGCCAATGGTGGGAGGCCACCGTCTCGCTCCCGCCCATGAAGGAAACCGCCGCCGGCGAGTGGGCCGGCTTCTTCCTCGCGCTCAACGGCCGCGAGGGCACCTTTTTGCTCGGCGATTCGGTCCGCACGACGCGCCTCGGCGCCGTCACCGGCACGCTCAGCGTGGGCGCGGGCGCGGCGGCCAACTCGACCACGCTCCCGATCGCGGGCGCCACGGGCACCTTTGCCGTGGGCGATTGGTTGCAAGTCTTCACCGGGCTCTCGTCGCGCCTGCACCGCGTCGTCCAGGTCAACTCGGCCACGTCGGTCGATGTCTTCCCCCGGCTCCGCTCGGCCTACGCCAACACCTCGCCCATCACCTACGCCACCCCGCGCGGCCTCTTCCGCCTGGCGAGCCTCCCCGCCTGGGCGATGGATGAGCGCAAGATCTGCGCCGGCCTCTCCTTCACCGCCGTCGAGGCCCTTTCCTAAAAAAAACCATGCCGCGCGATCTTCCCACTTCCTTCGGCGCCGCCGCCGCGGCCGCCTCGATCTCGCCCGTCTTCCTCGTGGAATTGCAATGGCCCACCGGCACCGTGCGCGCGTGGAATGGCTACGGCGACATTACCTGGGGCGGCAACACGTTTACCGGCACCGGGCACCTCGGCACGATTTCCCCGATCAAAGAAACCCGCGACGGCGCCGCCAACGGCGTGCAACTGCGCCTCTCCGGCATCCCCTCCGGCCTCATCGCCCTCGCCCTCGCCGACGACACCCAAGGCCGCCCCGCCAAGATTTACTTCGGCCTCCTCAACGCCTCGGCCGGCTTCACGATCGACCCGTATCTCATCTTCGACGGCGTGATCGACATCTGCCCGATCGAGGACAACGGCGAGACGGCCTCCATCACGATCAACCTTGAGAAAGAGTTGATCGACTCCCGCGCCCGTGGCCGCCGCTACACCGACGAGGATCTGCAAATCGAGTATCCCGGCGATCTCGGCCTCGCCTACGTGGCCGGCCTGCAAAACAAAGAAATTACGTGGGGCAAGGCCACGGTGAGCATCGGCGGCGGCGCCGGCTCCGGCGTGATCGACCCGCGCGGCGGCGACACCTACGAATGAGCACGACCACCACCACCCGCCGCGACAACTGGCCCGCCCGCCTCGCTCTGTTCGTCGAGGAAAAGAAAGCGCAGCCCTTCGACTGGGCCGAGAATAACTGCGCCTTTTTCGCGTGCGATTGGGTGGCGATCCTCACCGGCGTCGATCCCGCGCGCCCGTGGCGCCCCGAGGTCGATTCCGCGCTCACGGCGGCCCGCGTGCTCGGCACGCTCGGCGGCCTCGAGGCGATCGCAAGAAAAACGTTTGCCGAGCATGGCTGGCCCGAGGCGCCCGTGGCGATGGCCCGGCGCGGCGATCTCGTGGCGCACGACGGCGACGGCGGCCCCGCGCTCGGCGTGTGCCTCGGCGCGCAAAGCGTCTTCGCGAGCCCCACCGGCCTCGAGTTCCGCCCCACCCTCACCGCCCGCCGAGCTTGGCGGATTGGATAACATGAGCGCCGCCCCCGAGCTCATCCTCGAAGCCGAGTCCGCCGCCGAGGTCGCGCCCGCCGAGCCCCTCGCCGCCACGCCTGGCACGCTCGACCTCCGGCACGGCGATTGCATGGACCTCATGCGAGAATTTCCCGACAAACACTTCGACTTGGCAATTGTCGACCCGCCCTACGGCATCGGCATTGCATCAAATCCGGTGCGTCAATTGCATGATCGAAAGCCATGGGACTCGGATATTCCGTCGTTGGAATACTTCGCCGAATTGCGCCGAGTGAGCCGTCAACAAATTATCTGGGGCGGCAATTATTTTCCGCTGCATCCTTCTCAGGGTTTTATCATCTGGGATAAAATTCAGCCGGAAGATTTTAGCCTCAGCATGTGTGAGTATGCGTGGATAAGCCTGCAAACGCCTGCAAAAATGTTTCGCCGCTCTGTATTGGCTGAAAAGAACAAAATCCACCCCACCCAAAAGCCGGTCCAACTCTACACTTGGCTTTTGGAGCGATACGCCAAGCCCGGCCAACGCATCCTCGACACCCACCTCGGCAGCGGCTCGCACGCGATCGCTTGCCACTACTTCGGCGCCCACCTCACGGCCTCCGAACTCGACGCCGACTACTACGCCGCCGCGATGGCCCGCATCGCCCGCGAGACCGCGCAAGCCACCCTCTCGATTTAACCTCTCACCGCTCCCGCCATGCCTCAACTCGTCCCCGTCGCCGTCGCCAAGATCGTCGGCGCTTATTTCACAATTGCCACGGGCATTTCCGTCACCGTGGCCGGCGTGCAAGCGGCGATTTTCTACGGGCTCACCGCCGCCGCCTCGATTGCCTACTCCTCCGCGCAAAGCGCCAAGCTCCGCCGGCAACTCTCCACCGGCAGCATCGACCAGGGGCGCAACCTCATGACCCGCGACCCCATCGCGCCGCGCCGGCTCATCTACGGCCAAGTCCTCGTCTCTGGCACGCTCGTTTTTCTCCACACCACCGGCGCAAACAATCAGCAATTGCACATGATTATTGCCATGGCCGGCCATGAGGTCGAGGAGCTGGGCGACATCTACTTCGGCGACGAGGTCGTGCCGTTTAACGGCTCCGGCGATGCGACCGGCTTTTATTCCGGCCTCGTGCACATGGGGAAGCACCTCGGCACCTCCACGCAAAGCGTCGAGGCCTCGCTCAACGCCGATGCGCCCGCCGTGTGGACCTCCGCCCACCGCCTCCGCGGCATCGCCTACCTTTACATCCGCCTCACCTACTCCGCCGAAAAATTCCCCAACGGCCTCCCAAACGTGCGCTGCATGGTGAAGGGCAAAAAGGTCTTCGACCCGCGCACCTCGACCACCGTGTGGTCGGCCAACGCGGCCCTCTGCGCCGCCGATTACCTGGAAGACTCCACCTTCGGCAAAGGCGTCGCCCGCGCCCGCATCCGCTCGGCCGATCTCATCGAAGCCGCCAATATCTGCGACGAAAACATCACGCTCAACCCGAGCGGCACCGAGGACCGCTACACGTGCAACGGCACGATCAACGCCGACCAAGATCCCGACGCCGTGCTCCTCGACCTCGCGGGCGCGATGGCCGGCCACATCGTGGACACGGGCGGCACGTGGACCGTGCGCGCCGGCGCCCACCGCACGCCCACGCTCTCGCTCACCGATGCCGATCTTTGCGGCGGCTTCACCGTGCAACCGCGCCAATCGCGGCGCGATACCTTTAACCGCGTGCGCGGCATCTACATCAGCCCGACGACCAACTGGGCCGCCGCCGATTTCCCACCCATCGCCAACACGACTTACAAGGCCGCCGATGGCGGCATCTGGCTCGACCGCGATGTGCAGTTCAATTTCACGACCTCGCCCGCCACGGCGCAACGCCTCGCCAAGATCGAGCTCGAGCGCGGCCGCCAACAGATCACTTGCGGGGGCGTCTATATGCTCAAGGCCATGCAGTGTATGCCCGGCGATGTGGTCGAGATCACGCGGGCGACGTTGGGATGGACCGCCAAACAGTTCTCCGTCATCTCGTGGGATTTCCGCCTGGTCGGCGAGGGCGACAACCTCACGCTCGGCATCGCGCTCGAGCTGCAAGAGACGGCGGCCGGCGTGTGGGATTGGGCCAACGGCGAAGAAACGATCGTGGATCTCGCGCCCAACACCACGTTGCCCGATCCGTTTACCGTGGCCGCGCCCACCTCGCTCACCGCGACGAGCGACGCCACCACCACCGACCTCCAAGCCGATGGGAGCGTGATGCCCCGCGTGCGCCTGGACTGGACCGCCCCGGCCGACATCAACGTGACGCAAGGCGGCGTTATCCGCATCGAGTTCAAGCCGAACGCAAGTGCCGATTGGCGGCCGTGGTCAACGGTGCGAGGCGATGCCGTGCGCGAATTCATCGGCGCGGTCGTCATCGGCACCGCTTACAATTTCCGCGTGCGCAGCGAAAACAACCTCGCCGTGCCGTCCTCATGGGTAACGGTCAACCTCACCGCGGCCGGCGATACCTCCGGCCCCGCGACCGTCGCAAGCCTCACCGCCGTCACTGGCACGGGCAAAGCCGTCTCGCTCGATTGGCCTGACAGCACCGAGGCCGACTTGGGCGAGTATGAAGTCCAACGCAGCCCCGCCGGCGCCGGCACCTGGGCTAAACTCGCCGAGGTCCGCGCCTCGCGCTTCGTCGATGTCGATGTGACCATCGGCACGGCCTACGACTACCGCGTCCGCGCCATCGACCGCAGCGAAAACGCCGGCGCCTTTAGCGCCACCGCAACCGCCACGCCTGGCACCGTGTCGGCCGGCTCCCTCGATCCATCTATCGCCGCCGACATCGCCGCCGCCGCATCCGCCGCCGCCACGGCGATCTCCGACGCCGCCGACGCCCAAGCCACCGCCGACGGCAAGGTCGTGACCTTCGTGCAAACGAGCGCGCCCACGGCCGAAGGCGTCGGCGATCTCTGGGTCGATAGCGACGACAGCAACAAGCTATACCGATGGAGCGGCTCGGCGTGGGTCGCCATCCGCGACACCGGCATCGCCACCGCGCTCACCAACGCCGGCAACGCCCAAGCTACGGCCGACGGCAAGATCGTGACCTTCTACCAAATTAGCGCGCCCACCGCTACGGCCGTCGGCGATCTCTGGGTCGATACCGACGACGCCAACCGGCTTTATCGTTGGAGCGGCTCGGCATGGGTTGACGTGCAAGGTCTGAGCACGACCCCACCCAGCAACCCCGCCGCGCCCACGCTAAGCTCTTCCACGACCTACCTGAGCGGCGACGGCACCGTCTTCTCGAAACTCGTGATTAACGTGCCCGCGATGCCGAGCGGCGGCTACGTGCTCAACCTGCTCTATCGCAAGAGCGGCGCGACGGGGTGGATCGTCGCCGATCAACGCAGCACCGGCGGCAGCACAAGCGACATCGACGACCTCAGCCCCGGCGTGAGCTACGAGGTCGCCGTGCAAGCCTTCTCCGCCTTCGGCGTAGGCTCCGGCATCGTGGACGCGACGGGCTCGCCTTTCGCGGCTCCGAACAAGGCAACGGCTTCCTCGCCCACCAGTGTCACCGCAAGCTCATCGGCGAGCGGCGCGATCGTCCCGCCATCGTTCGCCTTTGGCGTGCAACGGTTCGGGTGTTTGATCTCCTGGACTGCGCCAACCGAGAAGGATGTGGTCTCCTATGATTGGGTGTTGCATACCTCCGACACCGACGCCGACGCCGATCTCCAATGGCCGTCGAGCAAGCGCAACACCACCGAGACGAGGACCTTCGTTTATAGCGACACGCTCGCCGCTCAATACTTCCGCGTCCGCAGCGTCAACGCGACGGGGGTGAAAAGCGGGTGGGCAACGCCTGGGGTAAACCTGAACACGGTTTTGGGTTTGGCTGCTGGCAGCATGACGCAGCAAAACGCCACCGCCGTGGCCATCACCGGCGGCACGATTGCGGGCATCACCGACCTCGCCCTTGCCGATGGCGGCACCGGCGCAAGCACCAAGAGCGGAGCGCAAGGCAACCTCGGCATCCGTCGCGTTTCGCACGTTGAAACATTAGGCGCCGCGGCGGTTTCCTTCACGTTTAACCACGCGCTTGGGGCGGTCCAAGATTACATCCTCGCCCAGTGTGTGGATCCCGCCGGCGACGTGGACATCTTCCACGATTACAGCGCCGCCGGCAACGACGCCAACAATTCGGTCTTCAAGGTCTTCGACCCAGCCGGCGGCACGATCGGCGCGGGCGCCCGGCGCTTCACCTTTCACTTCCTAGACTGAGCGCCCCAAAACCGGGCAAAAACCTCGTTTTTCCTGCATTTTTGAGCCTTTTTGACCCCGACGGGGGGGACGGGTCAAAAGTATAGGCGAAAATCCGCCGAGACCGTTAGGTTGTTTTT